AGCGCGTCGGAGAAATTCCATGCGCCATGACCGCCCGGCATCACCGGGTCGGCCGGCGGAGGCATCTGGCTCTCGATCCACTTGGCCGCGATATCGACGTTGAGGATACCCTGCTCCTCCATGACCGCCTTGACCTTGGCGATCCCGTCGTCGGTCCAACGCGCCTGGCGCAGCTTGGCAAAGCCCTCGTCCTGCTGCCGTTTGATGCCGTCCAGCTTCGTGCTTCGCTCGCGATCGGCCTTGTCGTCCTCGATCTGCTTGCGCAGCTCGGAATTGGCCTTGCGAAGTTCCTCGAACCCGGACTCGATCGGATCCGGCCGCTCCAATTCCTTGACTGACGGGTCATCAGGCCGAACGTCCTTGAGCGCCTCGAGAAGCTTGCGCTTGGCGCTCGGCGACTTGATCATCGCACTGACGGTCTCGCCCGTGCGCCTCAAGCGAAGCAGTTCGTGTTCATCGATCTCGACGAGGGGCATCAGACTTGCCTCGCGAGAATCAATTTGCCGCTGTCCGAATCTTCACCGTGGACGAAGAAATTTAGCGGCCCCAAAGCCAATAAACTCGCAGGCGGAGCATTGTAGCGTCCCCAACCCCATCGACTAGGCATCCAATCCAACGCCATACCGAATTCCGACCCGCCTTGGGGATCAACCGAAAGAAGTATCCCGGCCGGACCAACATAAAGATGAAAGGAAATACGCATCACTTGGTCCCGATGCTGGAGCCGCTATTCGGCACATGGCTGATGCCGAGCGCGCCCGACTTCATCTGCGCCGGCAAGTGGCTCTTGCGACCCTGGATGTCGTCCTGCTCCATGCCGACGCGCACGATCTGCTCGTCGGAGGTCGGGACGGACTTGGCCGGGTTGTGAAAAACGTCCATCGGAGTGATCCCTTCAGTAAGCGTGCCCGCGTCGCGGGCGAATGACGTTCTTGACGCCTTGCGCGTCGTCAGCGCGATCGGCGCGACGCTCGGCCATCGTCTGCATGACGTGAACCTGCACGTCGGTTTCCGGCAGCGGCGCAACGGACGGCGCCGTCGTATCGGAGCGCATCGGAAACGGCGTCTTGTCCTTGAACACGTTCATGCGGCCATTCCCGGCATCTGCCCGCCCATCGGCGGTTGGCCACCGCCAGGCGGTTGGCCGCCAGCCTGTCCACCGGCGGCTGACTTCTGCAGCATCTGGTTGGTCTGCTGAGACTGCACGTTCTTGCGCGCCATCTCGTCTATCTGGTTGCGCTCGGACGCTTGCGTGTTCGACCCGGCCGGAACGTGCTTCACGGCCATATCGATCATCTTCACCACGGTCTTGCCGATGTCGGACGTCGCGCCCGCCAACGGCAAGAGTTCCGTGAGCTGTTTGATGACGAGGCCCAGACGCTGCATCGCGGCCGCTTCATACCCCTTGTTGGGAGTCGGACCCGTCGCCGGGCTGACACCCATCGGAGGTGATTGCGGCTGTTTGGGTTGGGGGAGTCCCGACCCTGCAGGCATGGGCTCCGGCATTTACTTCCGGCCCTTGCGGTGCTTGCGCTTCATACGCATGGAAAGCTCCTGTGTTAGAAGGTTGCACAAAGCGGTTCAAAGTCTGATGTTTGGAGCGGATCGGCAATTAGCGTTGTTCGGCGCTTGCCGGCTTGCGGCGGCGTCTGGAACCCGCTAGGATGCGAACCCATGAAGAATGGCGCTGCGCAAGTCTTTTTGACGCCGAAGGAAATCGCTGCCGAAATGGGCATCGACTACCGGCATTTTCTCAGGAAGATCAGCCGCGGAAACGGGCCAAAATTCAAACGCTACGGCCCACGGATTTTGATACGCCAGGACTGGTACAAGGCGTGGATAGAGGAAGACCAGAAATGTTCAGCCTGACAATCGTTTTCGGCCCCGGCCCGATGGTGTGGACGTTGATGTTCAAAACGGAAGAACACGCAAACAAGTGCTTGGAGAGCTACGCCAATCCGAGCAGTTTCATAGCCGTCGACGACTTCGGTCAGCAATGCGTCATTCAAGGCCAAGAGATTCACGGCATAATGCTAGAAAATCTCGACCAGTCCAAATTCGCCCACATCGAACGCGCGCTGCATCAAGCGAGAACGAAGATCGCCGCTGACAAGCTGGCCGAGGCGGACCCGACGATCCGGGAAGCAGCGCGGCGGCAGCAAGGTGGAATGCCGATGATCCAGCCTATGAATCCTGGCTTGATGACGCCGAATGGGGGATTTCGAGGTTGAACCCGCCCTGCGGTTCCGCGGATAAATACGGCTGGTCGTGCTGCGGATATCCTAACGCTTGCCGCCGCCAAGAGTCTTCGCCAGTACCTTCTCCGCCGCCTCCGGATTCTCCGCCATCAGCTGCTTTATCATCGCCTGCTTTTCCTTCGCCGCGTCGCGGTTCTGGGCAAGCGCGTCCTCGCGATTGGGGAACGGCATGTTCTGAATGACGTACTCGGTCTGAACGATGCCTTTGGCGTGCGCGGCTAGGATCAACTGCGCATTCTCGTCGGAGAAGATCGGGCTCGACGAGTGAGAGTCCACCTCGACCCGCCAGTCGTCGGGCAGGTCCATCAGTTTGAACTGCGTTTCCCGCACGTCCTGGATGGTGTCGGCCTTGGTCCAGTAATCGGAATCATCCTTGGCTTCCTTGATCTCCATCGTCAGGTCCGCGGCGACCGCGCAGTTGCGTTCGGCGATCAGGGCGCGGTCACGCAGCGTCGGTGAAGCGGTCTTCATCAGCGTACCGGCATGAGAGCCCGCGCGCACGCCCTGCTCGCCTTGGCCCTGCATGATCGGCGGGAAACCGGCATTGACGTCCATCTGCTCGATGATGAATTTGATGACCGGAAGCAAGTCATTCGAGAACGGCGGAGTCATATCTTCGACCTTGGCATTCTGCTCGAGGGAGCCGAAACCGGCCATCCGCATCTGGCCGTAAAGCTCATCAGTGATCCTGTTCTCCCCGGAGAAGAACAGGATTCTATCAACTTGGAGACCAATCAAACGGCGCATGTCATCGAGCAACGAGGCAAGCAGCGACTGCGGCTCAGCCATGTTGACGAGCTCGGACTTGCCCCAGAACCAGTTGCTGCACTCGTTGACCTGGATCGTTCGGAACGGCTGCGAGCGCGAGAGGAGATTGAGCAAGTTGGAGTGCTTCATCACCTTGTTGTCGACCAGCGGCGGCGACACCAGGATGTCGGGCTCGATCAGCTGGATCGTGACATAGTCGTCGTCGCTCTGCACCCACAACTCGTGCATGCTGACCATCTCAGCGGCGACTTGCGGTCCCATGATCTGGAAGGAGCCACCGGAGGATACGTTCACCATCCCACCAGGTAATGTCCCAGAAAATCCGTTGGGGTTCTGGGTTTGCAATTGATTGGTGGACAGCACTTGGTGGAAGAAAGACTCGTTGGCATTTTGCACTTGCCCAGGCGCCGCATGTGCGCGGATACGCTCGAACAGTTTCTCCGCCTTCGGTAAATGCCATATCCGCCTCCACACCTCCGGCAGCGTCATCGCCACCGTCTCGCACAACACCGGCTGCCGCGAGATGTCGTTCTCGGCCTCATTGTAAACGCCGAAGTTCCACGGCATCACCAGCTTTGCGTACTGGTGATAGGACTCGTCGTCACCCTCGGACTGCGGCCACTGCTTGATGCCGCACCAACCGTACTTGAGGGACTCGAACACGCCGCGGCCGAACAGGATGTCGGTAGAAGAGCGATCCCACTGGCGTGTAAGCTGCATCGCGGCGACCCGGCCACGATCGAGATCCTTCTTGGGATGCATGCGGTCGAAGTCGATAGCGAACTTGAGTTCGACGGGAGAGAAAATGTGCGCCGCGATGCGAGCGAGGTGAGGATCGATCTTGTTGATAAGCGCCTTCTGGCCGTCATAGCGCCCGGTCTCGGCGATCTGGTTAAGGCTCATGTAGTAGGCGGAGCGAGAGGCGGCGGAGACCCGGCACTGCTCGACCATGTCGCGGGCAAAGGCCAGCAGGGCGCGGTGCTCGGTGGGGACGGTGATCATCGAATCCCTTTACCGCTGTACGACGCCTGCAGCACCTGCTCCGCTTTGGCAGCGTGTCCCGTCGTCAGTAGCGTTCCCACCTGGGCGCCGCGACGCGGGAGGATCGACCCTGTCACGCCCTGCGCGATATGCCCGGAAGCGGCGCCGGCCGCGTATTCCATGGCGATCGAGTTGTGATCGGAGCCAAACCCCACATGCGCGTTGGGATTTCGCGCCTTCATGGCGTCCATGTGCCGGGTCAAATCGTTCACGACCGGCATTGCCGCGATCTCGCCCTGCTTCATATTGTCGCGTAGATTGGTGATCTTCAGGTCCGCCATGTCGGCGGCATCGCAGCCTGCCTGTTCGGCCGCCTCGTACACGCGCGCCTCCGACGCCTTCTCCATGGCTCGGTAAACGCCATCGACAGTGCGGTTAGCGAAGGACAGGATGTTGGGCGATACGATGTCGTCGTCGGCGCGCGTGCTGCGAATTGGCTCACCGCACTGCGGGCACTCATCCGGATAGTCCTCGGTCGCGGCGAGCCACCGGAACTTGGTCTCACAATAGGGACAGCGGATGATGACGGCCACTCAGTACCTCCGACCAGTTCCATGCCGCCAAGCGTTGCGGTTCGCCATGATGGCTTCCTGCCGGCGGCCCGCCGACTTGGCCGCGAAGAAGGTTTCCAGGCTATTCTGGTTGAAAAGCGTCACCTGGTCAACGATGGACAGGCGCTGGCGGGATTCCTCGGCAGCACGGGTGCGGCGCTGATTGACCAGCGCCTGCCTGATCTTGGTCGCCCAGAAGTAGTTGGCGAGCGCCATGGCGACTGCCCGGTCGTCGCGCATCGACGATGGGGCGCCGATCGAATCACCCTCGCGCGAGATCGACCGCATCTCCTCGATCAGGTCCATGGAGCGGATGTGCATCTTACCGCTCGACGCACTGTCACGCAGCTGCTCCATGATCATCACCTTGCGCATGGTCGAGGTGACCCAGTGATAATTGAACCCCGGCCCCATCGAGTCCGGGCGGGTGTAAATGTAGGTCTTAACGTTCTTGAAAATATCCATGAGGCCGCGCTCCTCGAGCGGCTTCTGGAGGAACGTGGCGTTCTCAATGTAGAATTTGAGCGCCTTGATCTCATTGTAGACCGCGGTGCCGGGGCCATTCAACTCCAGGATATAGCGACACTCGGAACGGGGCGAGGCGCCGTACCAGCCGAGAAGGGCGGCGAGGGTCCAGGCGAGGTGGCGGGTCGTCTGCAAGGGCCAAGCGTACTCGGCGACCTGGTCGAGGCCATCGGCATAACAGCGCAAGATCTGGATTGCGCTATTGCAGTTGGCTTCGTTCTCGCCGTAGGCGGGGTCGATGCCGAACGCGTACACGCCCTCCGGGGCAGGCTCCTCCCACACCTTGAGTTCGGTCGATCGAGGATTCTCCGACCGGTAGATTTTCATGTCGGAGAATTCTTCACCTGCCATGAACATGAACGATTTATATTTGCGGCTGGCGTGCTTGTTGGTCAGGTCGGTGAGATCTTTGGAAGCGAAGAACACCGCTGCCGGTTTGCTGGAACGCCTCGTCCTCGGTCCACGGCTGCTCCTGAATCCGGATCGAGGAGCCTTCGAACGTGATCGAACCATCCTCCGTCTGCTCGGATTGCCCCAGCGACGGATTCATCTTGCGACGGTACCATGCGAGCTGGCCGATCGTGACGTCGACGTCGTATTTTTCGTTGACCTCCTTGATCTTCTCCAGCTCCTTCTCGCTCGGCGGGTCTTTGGCGTAGAGGTGGTAGTCGATGTCATCCGGATTGAGGCACTGCGTGCCTTTGGACCACCAGCCCAAGAAGATGCACTTGCAGTGCATGGGATCCTTCCGGGCTTCCTTCCATAGCTGCCACCAACGAGTGAAACCGCGGGCGGTCGATTCGTAGATGTAGAGGCGATCCGGATTGATTTCGGAAAGGGACTGCTCGAAGGCTTCCAATCCCTCGTCGTTGTCCCACGAGCAGAGTTCAGAGAGATGCGCGACCGAGAGGCCGACCGACCGACCGAGGGTGCCGGAGGTCTTGGACTTCTTCACGCCGGCCGACATGAACAAAATCTTGGAATCGTTGTCGAGAGTCAGTCCAGCGCGGTTGTTCGACGAAATCGCGGGGAAACGCAAGATTTGAAGGGAGATCATTTATCATCACCTCTAGTTCAGCGCGAGACTCGGCCTTGTTGTTGTCGGTGTCGAAGACGATCGCACCTTTGAGTCCTTTATGAACGCCGAGAAGGAAAACGATCAGGGCGCGGATGATGGTCGAAATGCCGAGTTGGCGGGACTTGAGGATGTAGATTTTGTGGATATCGGCTTCGAGGGCGTCGAAGATTTGCGTTATGACATCGATCTGGCCTTGGTAGAGATGTTCACCGAGATTGATCGCGCCTGCGTCTTTGCTGTTGACCGCGCAGCGGTTCAGATAAGCATAAAACGCCGTCTCGACGCGGACGCGTTTTGAGTGGGTCCAGCCTGCCATTGAGGGAAGCTAGTGCCGGCAAGGCATCAGGTCAACGACGGAAATACGCCCCTTGCCCCTGCTGGTGCGCCTTGAGTTCCTCCAGCACCACCTGGATCTTGGTCGTCACGGCGCCGTAGAACTGCCCGGCATCCCCCTTGGCATCGATCAACAGGAACTCAATGGGCTCGCCACCACCCGGCGGGACGATCACGACGGCGCCGCCGAACTCGGAGGGGTTTCGCTCGATCCTATCCGCCATGGCGCGGAACCGCTCGGAAATTTTGAGATCGGGACGTTCGATCAGGGGTTGGCCGTCGGGCATCCAAAATTCTCCAATACGAAAGTATCGCCGACCGGCCTGACGCTACGAATGAAAATGTGATTAGCGCGAGCGAACAGCAACTCGCTTTGTACGCCCTTCGATTCCTTACCGCCATCGATCTGAAGCACCAATACGCCGTTCGACCCAAGAATCATAGCTCGGTCATAATCAAGCCAAAAATCATGGCTCGGCGGAAGTTCATATTTCCGCGCCAAAGCGTGGCAATGCACGATCGGAGCGTATGCCCATATTTTTAGATTCAAAAGCCACGCGAGACACCGCTCCGCTTCTTCGAAACGCGCCTGCATGACTGCCTTGTCAGGATGCGTATACGGCGAAGCAAGATATTTGTAGGTCATCGACGTTCCAATCACACATACCGAAACGGAAAGGCGTCCCTGATCTCACTCAGGAACATCTGCCCGACCGACGGGGCATTTGCAAGCTCGTTGGCCTTGTCCTCGGGGACACCCTGATACGCAGCCGTCTTGCCGTTCCTGGAAAACGTAACCAAGAGCTCGTTGCTGTCGGTGTCGTAGCCGACCGAGCTGATCATGGATGAAAACACAGACTGCGTCCAACTCATAACTCCAGCTCGTCCCATAGTTTTTCAGCATGCTCTCGCGACATGTCGGGATGCGCCAACAACATTTCGCCTACGCCCCACGACTTGCGTTGCGCGCGTCGATGTTCTCGCTGCTGCTCGGGCGAGAGCGCATCAAACCTCTCACAGGCTTCCTTGATAAGCCGATCAAGTCCCGGACGTTCCTGTGAAGGATAAAGCGTCGCGCGATGACTCATTTCAACATCTCCCGCTTCATCGCGTCGCCCATGATGTCCCGCACGATCGGGAACAGCGTGTCGTCATCGTCCTCGATCGTCTCGTCCGCAAACGCCAGGAACGGGATCTTCAATAACTTGTTGTCCGGCAGCGGGCGCATCATGTAGTCGGCGCGACACAGGATGATGCGGCGGCGGTTTTCCTCGTGGTAGCCTAATGAGAAAAATTCCCCCCTGCATTCATCCTTGTA